AGAACTTTCTGATATAATATGCTTAGAGTTTAAAACATGTATCGAGTCTGGATCATTATTCATCAGCATCCACGGCTTAAACGTATAGTATCTCATACTACCCCCAGGATCATCGAGAGATACGATTCTTAGAGCTCTTCTTACTACAATGTCATCGGTGTTACTATCGTTCCATACCATAACTTCGCATATAATTTCTTCATCATTGGTAAGTTTAAACTGCTTTAGATCTACATGGTCTACCATTATATCTCCACCTTATATGTTTTATATATGAAGTTTTCTGCCTTATACATTTTTAGTCGTTCGAACGAGTGCAGTAGAGCAAAATTTTGTCTCGATCCGCTGCTAATGTCGTCCGTGATATCATACAGCTGAGTGGCGCGCCCGTCGTCTGATTTACGAAGACCCCTTCCGATTGATTGTAGGACTCGGATTTGCGACTTGGATGGAGAAGCAAAAATAATATTATGTAGATTACGAATATTAATGCCAGTGCTGAAAGTACCCAAGGAAGCAACGATGATTGCGTCAGATTGTTTCTCGGTGATCTTTCGTATTGCTTCACGATCTGCTGTATCCGTTGCACCACTGACGAAAAAAACTTTTCGGTCGTCATGAGCTTTATCCTCAATTAAGTCAAATAGTATTTTACCATGTTTCTCTACGAACTGAAATAACACTAAAGTATTACCCTTTTGGTCTAGCGCCAAGTTTCGTATGAACTGATTTCTTTTTTCGTGCCTTACGATGTAGTCAATCTCATCTTGGTATGAGCGCTTTCCAAAAGTGTCACTATCTTTGTGCTCGAGTACGAGTCTTTTGATTTCCAACTTTGCCAGTGTATCGTTGTCTTGGAGAGTTCGCGTGGTAGTAACTTTGTACACTCTTCCAAATAAACCTTGTAGAACAAGTTCATGGGTTTGTGTTCCATCTAAAGTACCAGTGGTACCAAACCTATACGATGCTTCAGAGCACTTATTCATAATCGTAGTCAGTGACTTGGATTTGAATCCATGACACTCATCACCGATTACCATACCGAACTGCTCAAACCAAGGCGCTCCTAATTTATATATGCTCTGCCAAGTGGAAACAACAATGGACAACATAGTGTCCTTATCCTTACCTGAGTAGATCTTATGGACAAGATCTTGTCCATATCCATAGTCGACAAAATCATTCGTCATTTGCTCAACTAGAGAAGTGGTGGGTACTACGATCAATACTTTTTGGTTTTCATGAGCCAATTGATCTAAGAAGTATCGAGTTAGAACATAAATAATCAATGACTTTCCAGATCCGGTTGGTGAAACAAGTATAGCTCTTTTTCTTTCTAAGCCTTTACATACAGCATCAAACTGGTAGTCACGAATGTCATGAGGAAGAGACAATCCGTGAACGAAATCAATTACTTCTTTTGGATCTATATTGCTCTTATTGGCGGCGTTGTCAGGATATCCGTATTCAGTTTTTTCTACGTCTATGGTATATCCACGCTGACTAGCAAACTTCTCGAGGTGATCGATGAGTCCGGCCGGTAGCTCACTTGCTCTTATACTGTATAAGCGTATCTTTCCATCCCATAGCTTATTACGATAAGCAGGCATGAATTTATATCCAGGAACATAGAACGAGAAAAATTCGTTCAGCTCCTGTCCTATACCAAAGTCACAATCGATTTTTAGAATGGAATGGTTTAGTTTCCAGACTCGAATTGTCTCCAAGAAATAATGTTCCTTATCGTTTGATGACGCCACTTCAATGTATCGACGATTTCAGTTAATGTATCTATTACCGTCTTCCAGTACTGAATCGTATGCTCTGACTTTTGAATTTCTGGATCGGCGTCGTAGTAGTAGTTCATTTCACCCTTCATAATCTTAAGCCCGTTGAAGGGATCAGGGTCCCAACCCTTTTCTTCTAACACGTCCTGAGACATCTTTCCGTTGTAGTATAACCATTTATCTTTCAATAGAGTCTTTTGGCGAAACTCGGACTTCTTAAGTTCCATCTTAGCTTGAGATAAAAGTTGTAGGTATTTTGCATGAAGCTTGGGTGTTTCTGCTGAGGTATTATCAAGTTTCATATTATCGATGACTGCATCCTTCGACCACATGTCGAGGATCGTTTCAAGTTCCTTCATTATTTCTCCATTATATATTTTCAGATGTTATAAAATCTGTCGTAACTGCTCCAGTTGAACTATTTGTAGACTTCAAATCGAAGTATGTGAACCTAAATGACACGCTGAAGGTAATGAAAGTTGATCCCTCAGATGTTGATTCAAACTGTATGTCTCCTAATGAGACGGGAAAACACTCATTGTATACCACTTGTTTGGTCGTATTATTATGACTTGACAAAATGTGAAGAGTGATGTCCGCGTACGTCGGTACGGCCGTAAGAGTTCTAGTAATTGGAGACCTTAAAGGTATATCCAAGTTCCTACGCATCCATTTATATATCTCTTCATAACCCTGCATATCCTCATCCAGAATCACGTTAGCCGAAAGCTCATTGAGAGTCAGCTTATCTCCTGGAAATGGTACAGCGGCCAATTTTTGATAGGGTACTTCAACCGAAGACATAAACATACCAGGATGAGTCACCGACTGGCAGAAGAACTCAAGGTTTGGATAGTTTTTACGATCGAGCACCAGCTTAAAACTGGTGGGTTGTAAGTAGTTAATGTTCGTAGTGAGTGTAGCCATAACTTTATTTATACCTAAAAGAAGGGCTCCCGAAGGAGCCCATAGTCAAAGGAGAAACATTATTATTATAGGAATCTAACTTATACGAGGATGTTGTCCACGCGGAAGATTCTGTAGTATTGGTTAGTCTTAACCGCTGCAAGACCATCAGCAGGAGTCGCGCCGACGAATGGGTTTGAAGCCATGCCGTAACGAGTCTTGAAGCCGATTTTAGGCTGGAACGTATCTTCTCCAACCGCACGAACCATTGTTAATGGAACGTATGGGCAATAGAAGAGGCCAGCGTCATATGGGTTAGTACCCTTGTATCCAACAGTGACGTAGTCGACTGAAGCGTATGGGTCGATGTAAACACGAGTACGACCGTTAAGAACACCAGCGAATGTGTTACCAGTGTCGTCAACGCTCAACGTTGTGTTCATAGCTGGAGCGTAGTCAAGCATACCAGAAGCTGAAAGAGCAGAAGCAACATCTGAAGAACAGACGATGAAGTTACCCTTACCTCTACGAGTTTCTTTAGCGATTGTGTTAGCTTCTCTTTCAAGCTGAACAATCAGACCCTTGAACTTTTCAACTGACCAACGGCCATCAGCATCTGTTGACAAGTCAAAGATACCGTTAACGGCTGTGTTGTCTGTAGAAGCACCAGTCTTAGCTTGTGAGTTGATTGTACGAATAACTTCACGGTTGATCTCAGCCAAGATCTCAGTAGACAGAATGTTAGCAAGTTCTGTCTCAGCATCCAAACCGTGGATCGCTTTCAAGTCTTGAGCAAGTTCAAGTGAGTATTCCGCCTTCAACGCACGAGACTTAGCAGTAACAGTTGCTTTCTCGATTGTGAAGCCCATTTCTGCAAACGGACGGTTACCTGATGAACCCAAAGCTTCAGCATCGCCTGTAGGCATTGGACGACCAGTGATATCAGTCAAACGTGCGTCATCAGCAGTTGAGTCTGAATCAAGGTTAGCCGCATCCAAACCAGAAGCAGTTGAAGAGTCGTGAGCACCAGCTCCAGTAGAGTCACCAGAGAAGAACGTTTCAGCTTCGTTAAACAATGCTTCACGTGAACCTGTTGAACCAGCGCCGTAGCGTGACTTCATAGCGAAGATCAAGCCAGTAGGACCAGACATAGGCTGAACACCACATACGTCGTAAGCCATCAGGTTAGGCATAGCACGACGAACGAGAGCGATCAGAACTGGGTTCCAGTTTGAAGCAGAAGTAGTAGCGTTACCAGGTGCAGCTTCTGTTAGCACTTGATTTTGAGCAGCTTCTTCAGCGAAAGCGCGCTCTTGGTTTTCTAGAATCGCAGCAGTAACAGCTTTACGGTGCGAATCTGTGATCTTACCAGCAGCCTCGTTATCGAGTACTGGAGACCATTTTTCGATCAAACGATCATATGATTCCATCATTGGGAATACTCCTTATTATTTTGAGGTTTTTTCTAGAGCCTTGAGGTACATATCCATTGAGCCTGAAGTGATGACTGGACTGTCACCGTCTTCTGCTTCAACGTATGCAGCTTCTGTGGACTCAGTAAATTCTTTCTTGAAGTATGAATCTCTGATAGTTTCAACTTTCTCAGCGAAAGTCTCTTCATCTTCGAAATCAACATCTTCAACCAAAGATTTTAGCTTCTCTACCTGAGTCTCAGCAAGGCCACGTGCGGATTCGCGAATGATGAAATCACGCTTGTAGACTTCCAACT